AGCAGCCCTTGACTTAGTGCGAGGGTTTTTTTCTGTAACAGCAGTCTTTAACTTACTACCGGGATTTTGTTGACGATATTTTCTTACTCCTTTAGCAGTCATACCTGCACCCGATTCGGTTGGGCGCTTATGTCCACCTTTGATGGTTAAACCTTTCATGTTAGATTTTTTTCTAGCCATTCTTTTCTCTCATATGGTTATCTTGCGGCACTTGAGCCAAAGTAAAAACTCACTATGGCTGCTAGTGTATGAAGATACATCGGTGCAAGTGGTATGCCCTGTACTTCTGTCCACACTATTTTTGTTGTTGACTCCCAAATAAAGGGAATCGAGAATCCACCTTCCTGTGTTTCACTTACAAGAATTGGTATCCCTAGAAATGGGGCAGCAAAGGGAACACACACAATTGTAATTACACAAATCAATGCAATCACTCGCCGTGTCCATGCAAAGTTTTTGTCTTTCAAACCGTGCTGTCTAGCTTGGTCTACAATCTTTGCCTTTTGGTTCATGGCCTGCAACATCATTTCTTGTTGCTTGGCTTTCGCCTTTGCAAACTGGCCCAGTAAAGTTGTTACGAAGCCCAGTAAAGATCCACCTAAGAGGGTTGCAATTAACTCCATACTATTTCGTTCTATTAGTCATCTCGAAATCGTACATCAGTTTCTTCATCTACGTCCGTGACCCTATCTCTAGCCAATCTATAAACTAAGCTAATCTGGTCGAGTGTGTATTTTGGGCTACCATCTTCATTCTTAGCCATTGCTGTAACTTCACTGAGAATAGTACCCTTTGGAAAGCCTGCTTCCAAAAACTCTCGATACTTACCTTCTTTGATATTCCTGCGAACTATGCTTCGAGCGGTAAGGTTTCCACGACGTTTAAAGCCTATTTCATAAAATGTATTAATGAGTTGTCTATGTTTTCTCTCTCCATCTTCGCTCTCTAACAGTTCTTGAATATCTGAATCCGTGGGCGCTAAGTCAGACGTTGCACCAATTAGTTCTTCCATGCGGTCGTCTAGACTTTCTCGAACATCTTCTAGAGCCTGTTCCAATATGCGTTTTTGTTCAAGAGGTGTGGCTTCCTGGTACTTAGGATCAGTATTAATTAAGTTTATAATGTGCTCTTCAACCCGGTCAGCGCTATATTTTTGTGCTACTCGATCTAGTATATCGTTTCTATACCTTCTAAACTCCGCCCAAGGTTTTCTCATATTTAATCTGGCGAACTCTCGTTGTAATTCATTTTTGTATCGTCCTGCTCCAATACCAAAGATTTGTTTTTGAACACTTTGCCCCTCTGAGCGTAATAGACGAGTTGTTTCTGAGGAAACAGCGGGTCGTTCAAACCCTCTTGGTAATTTCATATAGGGTGATCCAAATAAAGCTCTCCGTTCTTCTCCAGTTTTTGGATCAATGATGTTCTTCTGAGGAAGTGCCCTAGTCAAAATTCTCACTTGCTTTGCTGTCATAAGGGGTTGTCGTCTTGCATCACCATATGCCCCCAGCAGAAAGGGGTTGACTTCTTTTCCTGCAGGAATCTCTTGCCAAACTGGATCTAAAGTTCCGAGAACATCTTTAACCAGTCCAAATGGAACCGTGGCTCCTGCTACATATCTATATAAAAAATTCGCCGTTTTTTCCGCAAAACGGTTCACAATTGCTCTATCCTTCATGTTGGGATTTTCTTGATACTCTTTTGCAATGCCGTCTAGTATAGCCAGCCCTTGCCCTGTCTTAAAACTTGTACCAAATGCTATTTCTAATAACTCAGATGTCCTGCCTCTTGCTAGAGCTACTGCTGTGAAACTGTCTCTAGCTGCGTTTTCCATAGCCTTTCTATTTATTTCGTTTGGTACTACCCAGCTTCGTATTGTTTCTGGATCATCTCCTGTAAGAAAATTAGTTGACCTTAAAAGAATATGTCCAAGGAATAAGTAAGGAAGATACGCACCATAAAATGCTCGTGCGTCCGCATGGATGTCCCCGAAAGGCTTTCCCAATAGTGGTACGTTATGCAATTCATACCACTCCGCTTCTGGTCCTTGTGCTGCTAGAAGTTGAATAGCCCCATAGAGCAAACCCGTTCCAACAACTTGTTGGGCTACCATCTTATGGAGTGTCCGTCCAGGTAAAATAAACCCGAATTGTTTAGCCTTATCTCCTCCAGCGCCGTCATAACTAGCCATAATTTTTCGTTCAGGATTCGTGTATGGCTTGCTTGCTAGATTTACTTCGTCAGCCCATGCTTTTCCAACTATACCCCCTTCATACTCAGAAAGTACTAGACGGGCAATATCTCCCTTGGGGTTAGCGTTCACAATCTCAACTACATGTTTTGCGTGTTTTTTCGCACTCAACTTTGGGCCTAATTGGGGTACACCCCCATAGCGGAGCCCCAATCTTTCCAAGGGTATCATACCAAGAAATGGAGTATACTCAAAAATGTGCTTTAAAAAACTTGCTATAAAACGAGGGTAGGTTATGTTAGCACTACCAATTACAGGGAATGAGAATGCCTTAACAAATACATCTGCGATAGTGTTTGCACTAACCGTCTTATCGAGAACTCGTGTGACTGTCTTACCATCAACCTCATTAAAAGTTACTAAGCGTTCTGTTTTTCCTGGCCCAGTAAATCTTGTTTGGAATGTAAAATCTAAACCAGCATCCATCGCCCCTAGATGATGCTCAAACGGAATTTCATTAAATCGACCCTCTTCTGATAGTTGAACAAGTCGTTTATGACCTACTCGTTGTCCCAATTCCGTTACATAAACTACACGTTTAAAGGCATTATCAACGTAGGCATTAAGGGCGTTTAATTTTCTAGCAAGTTGTGTGAGTTTTCCACCACGTTGCCCAAAAGCAAGATCCTGAACATCATATTGACGAGTGTAGTTCTGAAAACTTTTATCATATGTGTCTGAAAAAATCTCAAAGAGCATTTGTGATTCTTCGGGATCAAATAAATTTCTTGGAAACTTCACGGCCATTGCCATACGAGATACGGCTTTTCTCATGTCTACTGCCCTTAATTCGAGTGGAGATAATCCAGTTTTCGGGTCTTTAATCCGACCGACTTCTCCTCCCGTTCTTCGTGCCGCTGCAGTACTATAATCAAAGGCTCCTTGTAAAAGATTAGTAAACATGTACATTCCCGCTCGAACAGTGGCATTTGCAGCATTGCGAATAGTTGTCGCAAGCATCATAGTCATCGCCCCTTTTCTAAAGCGATCAAATTCTCCAATTGCTTGCCACGCATGATTAGAATTAAGGTGCATTCTTATAGAATTTTGTCCCTTTTCCATTGCTCGCATAAAAGATTCCACCTCTGGTGAAAACACTGCTTGCATTTGTTCAGTAATTTCTTTTCCCGTGTCAGGATCGATTCTTTTTACAGAAGCTTCAACATTCGCTATACCAGCCTCCCCTATGAGTGGTTCTCTATATCTGTCAATCGCCGCTCGTTGTGCCGCCTTTGATAGTGAACTTAGACTTCCTAAAATACTAGCGGCCTGGGACGCATCTGCAGTATAAATACTGGTTAATTGTTCAAATGTTACATTATACTTTTCTAATAAATCCCCTACGAACTTTGATCTTTGATCGTCATCTGCCTGTTGAAGCACCTTATGCATTATCTCTGAAAATCGAAGCTTACTAAAATCCGCTATTGCTTTTTCTGTGACCTCTTCACCAATACTTAAATCTAGAGTTGCAGACTTGTCTACGAGATTCCTAGCCTTAGCTGTGTTCAGAAAGTCTAACAGAAGTGCAGAAAGACGCACATGAAGTGAATCAGCAGCTTCTTCTGGAGTACGCTCATTTACTGTTGCAACCTTTGAAGTTAAACTGAAATCGTCTGTAATAGTCGGCAAAAGTTTTCTCTCTCTGACTATTCCGGGAACAGCATCTTTTGCCTCTTTTAAAGTCTTAAAGGTCTGACTGGCAGGTAGTAGGTCCATTGCCTCTGTTCCCGTTGAAACAGTGTATTGATATTTTCCCCTTGTTCCTGACCTTACGATTTCAGAAAAAATTGGAATTTTAGTTACATCAGCCGGTGTCTCCTTTCCAATAGGCCGTATCTTCCCTTCATTTGTTTTATAAAAACCTATTTCAGTCTTGTATACACCCTCTGTAGTTCGTGCCCATGTTGTTTTTGGAAATGGGATTTCATCAATCGCTTGCTGGAATATCTCTGCCTTAGCC